TCGGCTTCGCGTAGCACGCGAAGCCAGAACCTTGATCTTCTGCCATTGCAAGCGTCCGCTGGTTGCTCATGCTTCAATTTTGCCGCAGAAAATGGGCGCGCGGGGACTTTTGCAGCGTTGCCCTAAGGAATACGGTGGAACATCATTGAATGCTGAATCCATGATCAAGACCACACTTCCTGGCCTCGCGTAACTTCTCGACGCGCTGCGCTCGGTCATCCGGCATGGGGGGTACAGCCTCATTCTGCTTGGACCAATATTTTTTTCGTATCGGTCCATCTTCTTCAAGTTTCTGGCACATTTCGTCGAGCGCATGTAGCAAATTTACTGTCGAAGGCAGCCCGTTGTCGACGCCGGACAATTGAAGGCGTTGAAGCCAATCGACGGATCGAATGATCCTCGCGTCCTCGGTGGCTACCACCAGATTCCGAATCGAATCGACGTCCGATTTCTCGCTACAAACAGCATGCGCTTTTTGTACGAAGCCGGCCCCGAATCCCGCGAGCCAATATTGCATGCCGTCGGTTTCTTTCAGTAGCCAGTCGTTCAGATCGCAGCGCATGGCGTGATGATCCGTGAACCCTGAGTACCCCGTCGAATTCCCCGGGTAGAAGGTGAACAGGCATTCGCGTGAAGTCGATGCATTGAAGGTCATATCAATCGGCTGTCGAACGCTGGTCGGGCCAATCGCTGGCTTGCATTGGCAACGAACGAGAGCCGGTTGGACGACGGTGGCGCATGCATACGATTCGCCTGTGCAGTGGAGACCAGCACGTCGTGTAACGACGGCTGATTGTGCTGCCGGTCGTTCCGGCTCGGGTGTTGGTTCCCTTGCGGGGTGTCAGCGTCGTTGTCCTATGGCGCATCGGCTAGTCCTGTTCCTTGTCCGCCAGTTTACCCAGCGGCGGGAGGGTAGCAATGCGGCGGGTGCGCCCCTGTACGCAGGATGGAAAATATTCAGCCAAATCAATCACCTATCGGTTGGAAAAAAATTCCCGGTTTTCCAACCATCTTTCCACCTGTATTCCAACCGTCCGATGCATAGTCTGCGTGTCGCCCGCTGCTACCGCAGCACGACGAGAAGCACGACATGCAAGACCGCACTTCCGCGCAAGGCGTCTCCGACGATGCCCGCGCCTTCGATGAGAACCAGCTCGCTCGGCGCTGGGACATCTCCCACCGCACGCTGCAGCAGTGGCGACGGATGGGGATCGGCCCCGTCTATCTGAAACTCGGCAATCGCGTCAGCTACCGCCGCGAGGACGTCGAGGCCTACGAACGCCAGGCGCTGCGCCGCGGCACCGGTGAACGCGCGTTCGCGTGAGGCCGACGACGATGACCGACCTCACCCTCGTGCCGGCGGAACTCGCCGAACTGTCCGTCGCCCAACTGGCGGCGCTCTCCCCCCAACAGAAGATCCTGCTCGCCCGGCAACTCGAACAGGCCGGCGACTGGCTCAAGCAAGTCAAGGCGCGCTTCGATGCCGCGCTGGAACAGACCTACGGCGATCGCATCCGCAGTGCGCGCAGCGATGGCGGCAAGGACTTCGGCGTCGTCCATATCGCCGACGGCGAGGTGCGCCTGAGCGTGGACGTCTCCAAGCGCGTGACCTGGGACCAGACGCAGTTGGCCACGATCGCCAAGCGCATCGACGCCGCGGGCGAGTCCGTCGAGGAATTCATCGACGTGAGCTACAGCATCTCCGAGTCGCGCTTTCAGAACTGGCCATCGACGCTGCGTTCGCAGTTCGAGGCCGCGCGTACCGTGAAGCCCGGAAAACCGACGTATCGGCTGACCCCGAGCGAGGAGGCCTGACATGACGCTCCCCATCATCGGCGCCGACCAGCGCATGTCCGAACGCCGCGGCGTGAAGGGCGTGCTGATCGGCAAATCCGGCATCGGCAAGACCTCGCAGTTGTGGACGCTCGACGCGGGCTCGACCCTGTTCCTCGATCTGGAAGCAGGCGATCTCGCGGTCGAGGATTGGGCCGGCGACAGCCTGCGCCCGCGCACCTGGAGCGATTGCCGCGACCTGGCGGTGTTCATCGGCGGCCCGAACCCGGCGCTGCGTGACGACCAGGCCTACAGCCAGGCGCATTACGACGCGGCCTGCGCGCGCTACGGCGATCCCGCGCAGCTCGCCAAGTACCACACGCTGTTCGTCGACTCGATCACCGTCGCCGGCCGGCTGTGCTTGCAGTGGAGCAAGGGCCAGCCGCAGGCGTACTCCGACAAGACCGGCAAGCCCGACATGCGCGGCGCGTACGGCCTCATGGGTCAGGAGATGATCGCGTGGCTGACGCACCTGCAGCACACCCGCGGCAAGAGCGTGTGGTTCGTCGGCATCCTCGAAGAGAAGATCGACGACTTCGGTCGCCGCATCCTGCAGTTGCAGATCGACGGCAGCAAGACCGGACTGGAACTGCCGGGCATCGTCGATGAAGTCGTCACGATGACCGAGATCGCCGCCGACGACGGCACGGCGTACCGCGCGTTCGTCTGCCACACCCTCAATCCGTGGGGCGTTCCGGCCAAGGACCGTTCCGGTCGCCTCGATCTGATCGAGGAACCGCACCTCGGTCGCCTGATGCAGAAGATCGCCGGCAGCGCACGTCCCGCGCTCGAACGGCTCGACTTCACGCGCCCCGCGACCACGACCACCCCTTCGCACGCGCCGGCCATGGCCGCGCAGGAGACCCCATGACCGTCTGGAACGATTTCAACGACGCAGAGCAGCAGCAGACCTTCGACCTCATCCCCAAGGGCACCGTCGCCTGGGTGCGGATGACGATCAAGCCCGGCGGCTACAACGACCCGAGCCAGGGCTGGACCGGCGGCTGGGCGACGCGCAGCGACGAGACCGGCGCGATCTACCTGGCCTGCGAATTCGTGGTGCTGGAAGGCCCGTTCGCCAAGCGCAAGCTCTGGTCGAACATCGGTCTGCACAGCAGCAAGGGACCGACATGGGCGGGCATGGGCCGCAGCCTGCTGCGCGCCATCCTCAACTCCGCGCGCAACGTGCGGCCGGAGGACAACAGCCCGCAGGCCGCCGCCGCGCGTCGGATTCAGGGATTCCACGAACTGGAGGGCATCGCCTTCGTCGCGAAGATCGAAGTCGAACGCGATGGCCGCGACGAATTGCGGAACATCATCAAACAGGCGGTGGAGCCCGGCCAGCCCGACTATCCGCCGGGCGCACCGCCCGCGGCCGGTGCGGCGGCCCGTGTGGCCACGCCGGCCACGACGCATGCAGGGCCGGCGGCTCCGACCGGTCGCCCGACGTGGGCGCAGTAAGGCGCGCACGTGCGGTGCTGGGCCTGCGGCCAACCGGCACGCGGGTTCGGTCACCTTGACCTGAGACACCCGCCCGCCGATCCACGGCGTTACCCGCACCGCTGGGCGTTCTGCTCGACGCGCTGCCAGGACGCCTTCCACCAACTCTACGACACCCGCCGCCGGCACCAGCCGGCGGCGCTGGAGGAGCTTGTTCCCGTGACTCTGCCCTTGTCCCCCGATGCCCAGCGCGCCTGCCTGCTCGCGCTCGGCAACGCCGCCGACGCGGTCGGCTTCGCCGTGCCGCTGTCGCAGTACTCGCAGCGGCAGGCGCTGCACGTGATCGACGCGGTGATCCACGCCTACGAACGCCAGCAGCACCAACACTCGCGCGCGCTGCGCGGGCTGCCGCCGCTGGACGATTTTGAAGATTCCGACATCCCCTTCTGAGGCCGACCGATGCTGGATTTCAACTCATCGTCGACCGAGTCCGGACGGCTCGAGTATCTGATCGACATCGGCCTGCAGCAGGCGCGCGCGGCTGAGCCCAAACGCACCTACCTCGGCGCGTCGCGCCTGGGCGTCGAATGCACGCGCGCGCTGCAGTACGAGTACGCCGACGCGCCGGTCGATGCGGGGCGCGACACCGACGGCCGCATGCTCCGCATCTTCGAGCGCGGCCACGTGCTGGAGGAGCGCATGGTCGCGTGGCTGCGCGGCGCCGGCTTCGATCTGCGCACCCGACAAAACGACGGCACGCAGTTCGGCTTCTCCGCGCTCGACGGCAAATTGCGTGGCCACGTCGATGGCGTCTTCGTCGCCGGCCCGGAAGGCTACGCCTACCCAGCGCTCTGGGAGTGCAAATTCCTCGGCGCCAAGGCCTGGCGCGACCTGGAGAAAAACCGGCTCGCCGTCGCCAAGCCGGTCTACGCCGCGCAGGTCGCGATGTACCAGGCGTATCTCGATCTGCACGCCCACCCGGCGCTGTTCACCGCGATCAACGCCGACACGATGGAGGTCTACGCCGAGCGCGTGTCCTTCGACGGCCACCTCGCGCAGCGCATGTCCGATCGCGCGGTGCAGATCGTGCTCGCCACCGATGCCGGCGAGCTGCTGCCGCGCAGCTTCTCCGATCCCACCCACTTCGAGTGTCGCTTCTGCGCATGGCAGGACCGCTGCTGGAGATCCGCATGACCCCCGATGTCCTTCCCGATTTCAACGAGCCGATGGTCGCCGCGCGCGCCGCGCATCAGGCGTTGTGCATTCCGATGCAATGGCTCAACAACAAGGTCCAGCGCCGCGCGCGCGGCGTGCCGCACTACCGCATCGGTCACCTGGTCCGGTTCCGCCTGGGCGAACTGGAGCAGTGGCGCGATCGCCACGCGGCCGTCGTCGCGCCGCGGCTTGAACAGGCCGATGCCGCAACGGTCGTCGTCTCACCTCCGCCGGTCGCCACGGATTTCAACGGCGTGAACTGGCACCGTCGCGAAGGGCTTGCTGAGATCTTCGTGCGTCGTCACGGCAACGACTGCCGCTACAGCGCGCGCCTGCGAAGTTGGTTCGTTCGCACCGATCAAGGCTGGCGTTGGGACGACACGCTTGCCGTGTTCGACCGGGTGCGCGGCCTTTGCCGTGAAGCCGCTGATCGCGCCAGGACAGAACAGGCAAGGCGCTGGTTTGCCAGCGCCACGACGGTCGCGGCCGTGGAGCGGATCGCGCGCCTGCGCGCGGATGCGATGCCGACCGGTGGGGAGCGCGCGCAGTGACGCATCCGTCTTTGGACTTCAACGATGTCCCGCAGGCTGCCGCGCCCGCGCATTTGCAGGACGACTCGCGCGAGGCGATCCGCGTCGAGCTGATCGCGCGCCTGGAGGCGGTGCTGACGATGCTGTATCCGGCCGGAAAATCGCGCCGAGGCAAGTTCATCATCGGCGATGCGCTCGGCAGCCCTGGCGACAGTCTCGAAGTGGTGCTGACCGGCGAGAAAGCCGGGTTGTGGACCGACCGCGCCGACGGCAACGGTGGCGACATCTTCGACCTGATCGCGGCGCATTTCCGGATCGACGTACACGCCGAGTTTCCGCGCGTGCTGGAGGAGGCGGCTCGCCTGTTGGGGCGCGCGTCCGCGACGCCGATCGCGAAGCCGAAAAAGACCCCGCCGATGGACGATCTCGGCCCGGCGACCGCGAAGTGGGATTACCTCAATGCCGACGGTCAGCTGATCGCGGTGGTCTACCGCTACGATCCGCCGGGCGGCAAGAAGGAATTCCGGCCGTGGGATGCGAAGCGTCGCAAGATGGCGCCGCCGGAGCCGCGTCCGCTGTATCACCAGCCGGGCATCGCGACCGCGGACACGGTGGTCCTGGTGGAAGGCGAGAAGTGCGCGCAGGCGCTGATCGACGCCGGTATCGTCGCGACCACGGCGATGCACGGCGCGAACGCGCCGGTCGACAAGACCGACTGGTCGCCGCTGGCCGGCAAGACGGTGGTGATCTGGCCTGACCGGGACAAGCCGGGCTGGGACTATGCCGATGCCGCTTCGCACGCGATCCTGGCAGCGGGGGCGCGCTCCTGTCGCATCCTGTATCCGCCCGAAGACTCGCCGGAGGGGTGGGACGCGGCCGACGCGATCACCGACGGTTTCGACATCGACGGCTTCCTGCGCGCAGGTGCCTGCCTGCCGGTCGCGCCGCAGGCGCCCGCGGTGGATTTCTCGGGATTGAACTGGCGTAACGACGACGGGCTCGCGTCCGCGTTCACGCGCCGGCACGGCGACGACTGGCGCTATTGCGCGGCCTGGGGCAAATGGTTCGTCTGGACCGGGCAGCGCTGGAACGAGGATCGCACGCTCGGCGTGTTCAATCTGGTGCGCCACGTCTGCCGGGATGCTTCCCAGCGCGCGGACAAGCCGAGCGACCAGAACAAGCTCGCCAGTGCGGCGACCACCGCCGCCGTCGAGCGGTTTGCGCGCAGCGAACCCACGCATGTGGCCGTTCCCGAAGAATGGGACGCCGATCCGTGGGCGTTGAACACCCCCGGCGGGATCGTCGATCTGCGCACGGGGCGCATGTCCGCACATCATCGCGGCGCGCGTCAGACCCGGCTGGCGACGGCCACGCCTCGCGGCGAGTGTCCACGTTGGCGGGCGTTCCTCGGCGATGTGACCGGCGGCGACGCCGATCTGCAGGCGTACCTGCAGCGGATGGCCGGCTACTGCCTCAGCGGATCGACCAGCGCGCACGCCCTGTTCTTCCTCTACGGCACCGGTGCGAATGGCAAGTCGGTGTTCGTGAACGCGCTCTCGACGATGCTCGGCGATTACGCCGCCAACGCGCCGATGGACACGTTCATGGAGGCGCGCGGCGACCGCCATCCCACGGATCTGGCCGGACTGCGCGGCGCGCGCTTCGTCGCCTCGATCGAGACCGAGCAGGGCCGGCGCTGGAACGAATCGAAGGTCAAGGCGATCACGGGCGGCGACAAGGTCTCTGCGCGGTTCATGCGCCAGGACTTCTTCGAGTACACCCCGCAGTTCAAGCTCGTCATCGCGGGCAACCACAAGCCCGCCATTCGCAACGTCGACGAGGCGATGAAGCGACGTCTGCACCTGATTCCGTTCACTGTGACGATTCCGCACGAACGCCGCGACAGCAAGCTGACCGAGAAACTGCTCGCCGAGCGCGATGGCATTCTCGCCTGGGCGCTGGCCGGTTGCCTGCAGTGGCAGCGCACGGGCCTGCAGCCACCCGCGAGCGTGGTCTCGGCGACCGAGGAGTATTTCGAGGCAGAGGATGCGCTGGGGCAGTGGATCGAGGAGCGGACCTTCCAGCACGCGGAAGCGCGTGAAGGGACGGCGGAGTTGTACGGGGATTGGCGCGAATGGGCCGAACGTGCGGGCGAATTCGTCGGTTCGATCAAGCGTTTCTCGGAATTGCTGCTCGCCCGTGGCTTCAATCACACCCGGATGCATGGCGGAAAACGCGCCATCAAAGGGATATCGCTGCGCCCCAAACCCTACGCCCGCCACCACTCGGAATCCGCCGAACGGGAGGATGGTGACGTGTGGTGACTACCTTGCCGATTAACGCCTACACACGCGCGCACACGCACGTATAGGGACATTCCTGAAGGTCGTCACCTTCCGTCACCGCGCCCTTCGATCCCCATTTCAGAGCCCAACACACGTCATGACCAAGACCCTTCTCGCCCTGGACCTGGGCACCACCACCGGCTGGGCGCTGCGCACCTCCGATCGCCGCATTGTCAGCGGCACCCACTCCTTCAAACCGCAACGCTTCGAGGGCGGCGGCATGCGCTTCCTGCGCTTCGTGCGTTGGCTGGACGAACTGCAGACGCTCTCGGGCGGACTGCGCCAGCTCGCGTTCGAGGAAGTGCGCCGGCATGCCTCCACGGACGCGGCGCACGCCTACGGTGGTTTCCTCGGCCAACTCACGGCCTGGTGCGAACAACGCCAGATCCCGTACCAGGGTGTGCCCGTGGGCACGATCAAGAAGCACGCCACCGGCAAGGGCAACGCGAACAAGGACGCGATGCTCGACGCGGTCCGGGGCTGGGGCTATGCCCCGGTCGACGACAACGAATCGGATGCGCTCGCGCTGCTGCACTGGGCCATCGCGCAGGAGTGTTCGGCATGACCGTATGGACGTTCGACGAGGTCGAGCACCGCTTCCACGAAGCCGCGGCGACGTCGTTCCGGTTGCCCGCCGCGCGCGTCGCCGGCTACGTCAGCCTGTGGCCCGAGATCGCACGCCAGTCGTGGGAGGGCTATGCGGACGAGCGGATCGTACTGCGCTTCCCGGCTACGCCTGCGGCGGTCGATCGCCTGGCCGAGACCACGCAGTGGCTGCAATGGCTGAGTGTCGAGCAGCGCAAGCTGGTGTGGGCACGCGCCCGGTACGTGCCGTGGCGCGCGATCTGCGCAGCGCACCACTGTTCCAAGCCCACCGCGTGGCGGCGCTGGCGGCACGCGCTCACGGTGATCGTGGTGCAGCTCAACGGCCAGCCGCCGCGCATCGTGGAAGCGATTGCGCAACGTGACGCGACGTAAAGCAATCGAACGCAAGCGCGCGCGCTGGATCGTAAAACCACACGAAAAACGCTGAAACACTTCCCCCTGTTGCAGGGTATCTTTTGTGCCACGGTGGTCATGCGTCCTGAAGCGGCACGCTTCGGACGCGATGGCGACCCACTAGGTCCGTTGTAGACCCACAAGGTCTACGGGTCCTCCCTGCGCCCCGGTGAGAGCGGGCGGCAGAGCCGCAGAACCCCGCTACCGTCTGACTGCAAACCGAGGTTTGCGCCGTTTGCAGGGGTTTGGTGTGCCACGAATGCATCCAGTGGCGGATTTGTTGGATGCAATGCTGTACGAGAGATGAGGGTAGGCCCCTCGGAGGCAGTGTCCAGACGCGGCCTTCAAACCGCCTTGAGCTGC